GGCTTAAGCGTCCCATTTACATTAAAAAAGAAAGCCTACTCAATGCGTCCACCTACTACATCTTGTGTATACCTTTAATCACCTAAAGTATTACTTTACATTTTCCGTCTATAACTACCCTTTAAAAACTTTACATAATATAAATTATCAGAAGATTTTATCCCCCTATATACGTATGATAAATAAAGCCTCGCAACGGCTTCCATCCCACAAAAAATAGGATTTATAATGTCAAAAACCGCCCCACAAAATAAAATTTGATATTAATGTCAAAAATAGTCTATATTTACCCATGGCTAACATACAAAAAATTTCAGAACGTAAAAAAGCAGCAGAGATGATGGCTTTAAATCCCAATATAACCATACAAGAGATAGCAAATAAGCTTAATGTGCACACTCAAACAGTAGTATCTTGGCGTAAAGACCCTAACTTCGTAGATATGGTTTATGGTATCTATATGGTTGAATTTGGCGCAGAAATACCATCTGTATTACAGGCTATGGTTAGGGAAGCTAAGGCAGGAAACGTCCAAGCAGGCAGATTAGTGTTGGAGCATAGTGGTAAGCTTGTAAAGAATATAAACGTGACCATAGACAGCCCTTTTGAGAAGTTTCTTAAAGCAGAGGAAGCAGAAGTAGAGTTTATGGATGCTGAAGTGCAAGATGTTGTGGATGATATTCCAGATATACCAGACGTAGTATTACCTGAGCGTAAAATTGAAGACCAAGTAAAGCGTAAGAAGACCGAATATAAGACTATAGTTAAGGAAATCCGCCATGAGAATAGGAAAAAGAGTAGAAACAGTATGTATAATTGGAAGAAGCGTGCTAAGAAAGTGGGTGTTGAGTTATTACCTGCGGGCAGACCTACTAAGGCAACTATTGAGGCGTGGAAGCAGCAAATAAGAGATAAAGAGCGAGGTGAGTGAAGTATTACCTTGTTATAAGTCTGTTTTTCCATGGAATTGAAGAGATATACACCTGTAACAACCCAAATACGCTAGGTAATGAGCAATTACACATATTATGCGACTGGGAAGATAAAGATTTTATTGTTTACCCTGATGGTCGGAGGATTTTAAGACCAAAGCGCAAAAAAGACAATTTTATTAAAGCATATTACAGAAGGAAGCATTGGTATGCCAAACAGAAAAGCAAAGGCTAGGAAACAATTAAGAAAAAAGAGAAACCAAGAGATAAAAAGACAAAAAAGACGCCTGAAGATGCTAAAAAAGCAATTACGAGAAGACTCAGAGCGTACATAACACGTAAATATGGGAGAATGAATGGCAAAACCTACAAATAAAGAAAGAGACACGCAACTGGCTTGGCTTACAGGTCAAATAAACAACTTAAATAGGGTTTTTGGCGCATACGTTGAATATAGAGGTCAATCTGCTGATTTCCAAAAACATTTAGTTGATTTAAACGAAAAACTAAAAAAAGAAGCTGAGAATGATACAAAAACTAATAATTGAAGCCGCAGTTAAGCTTATAGCTAAACAATTTAAGTTAGATAAGGTTTTGGAGTATGTTGAGAAGCCTAATAGCGCAGATAAGAAGATAAAAAAGCTAGAGAAGCGTGTAAAGTTACTAGAGAAGCAAGCTATTAAGTTTGATTTTAAAGCTAAGTAGGCTATCTAGTAGATTCTACTCCAGATACACCTTGAATAATGACTTTATCGTCTATAGGTATGTCTTCGGGTATTAGTTGGCAGTAGCAGTTTTCCTTACAGACCGAAAATCCACTCGCAGGTAAGCCTTCAGATTGCCAGTTATCCCAAGTATCAACTTGACCAACTCTGGATTCACAATCAGGGCATATTTTAGGGCTTCCGACTGAAACCCAGCGCATCATTACGTTATCCCCATAAATATTATCTTGTCCGACCCTAAAACCTTGCATAACGCCTCCAACAATTCCTCGCTTAATAGTATTTCGGAACTCACCAAAGATTCGCCCTCCCTGTCTAAGGTCATCGGCAAGTATTTGGATAATTGCTCGGTCTCCAACTCCAGAGCCTCTAAGAACTGCAATCTCTCGTTCAATTCTTGAAGCAAATACATCAATTCCGTAAGCAAGTCCGAGGGCAACCCAGAGCAGGGTGTCTTCGTCTTGTTGTTCGACTTCTTCGGCATCTAAAAACTCCTCTAGGTTTTCGTACTGTTCAGGCATTATTTCTTCATGCCTTTGGTTATTTTAGCCATAATAGCTTCCCCAAGCTTTTCGTAATTCTTCTTATCTATGGATTTTGCAAGAAAAGGTCTAGCTGGAACTCTTCCCGTAGTTCCCTGAAAGCCTTTTTCGTGCTCTAAAGCATACGAAACCGCTTCAACACCTTTTTTTGTTCCTTTTATAGAGTTATACAATCTATCGGTGTACCTCAAAGGAATATCATTATTAGGCGATGGCTTTGGGTTATGACCAGAAAAAGAACTTAATCCCAAATCACGAGCATTTAATGTACTTGCTTTTAGTTCTGGATTTAACCCTTTATCTATGTTTTCTTTAGATTTTTTGGCAAATTCAGTTGAAATATCAACAACAGACTCGTTTAATATTTTATCTATATTATCTTTTATCTTTTTAAAGCTAAAATTAGATTTGTAGTGAACATTATATAAGTTTTTTGCCAAATTCTTCCCCTAGCTTACGTGCTTTAGTGATTCTGTTAACATTCTGAAGTAAAATCTTATTCGCCATGGACTCAGCCCACGCTTTTGGGTCTGCTATAATTTCGGAAATATCTCCATCAATGTCAATATTTAACTTATTGAGTTCTTTGATTTTGCTGACGGATTCTCTCAAAGATTGATTGTTGCTCGTTTTCTTGCTTGTTTGCGTTGACAATTTCTCTAGCCTCCTCAATAGTTAGGTCTTTATTGTATTTTTGTAGTAATTGTGGCTGTGTAACTAAGTTGTTTTGAAGCGCATGATTTTCAATTAATATCTGGTCTTGAACAGTTTTAGGATATTCTGGCTCTATAAAATCAAGTTTAAGCTCTTTGGGTAGTGATACTCCATTATAAGCTGCAATTTCACGCTCCACAGCATACAATTCATGTTCGTACATTCTCCAGAGCTCTATATCATCTTGATAATCTTCAAATCTCTCTAAGTCTTTAATTTTAAGAGCTATCCCTGACGGAACTTCGCCGCCATCTTGAGCAAACTGCACATACAAGTGATTATTCTGAGCTACGAGGTCTACTTGAAACTTAACACTCTCAATAACCGCCTGTATATCGCCCTGTGGAGCAGCAATACCGAACGTTGAGCCTTCTGGAAGGTCTAAAATAGAATCAGACCCTGCACGCTTCATTCCTTTATCTGAATATACCCCAGTCACGAATGGCTGACCAAACATTTGGAATCTTAGACCCAACTGAAGCTCAGTCATGGTTATATTAACCTGCTCATTGCAATCTACAATATCATTTGCGCCTTCTACAAAGAAAGAGTCCACTTGATTTTCTCTGTGAGTAAATACGAAAGGAATAACGCCATATCCATGCTCATATTCTTCTAATATATTCCCATCCTCGTCATATAGAGCATAAATACTATTATCCCAGTACGCATACTTTAACTTTTCTGTATTAAAGACATCATTTACATTATTTAGTATCGGATATGTGATTGCCGTTGGCACAAATGGATTATCTTCCATGTGAACGTCAAAATAATATACTGGTCGGTAATCAAAGCAAGGATATTCCAAATCATCACGATAAACAACTTGTGTGGCTACAGTTCCAACAAGTCTAGTCATTTTTTCGATATGTTTCATCCTTGCATCTTTTTTGACAGTTAATTTGTCATAAGATTCTCCAACATTTCTGTTTGCCCCAACATTATATATTCGAGACATCTTATTTATAAATCTTTTTGTAAAATTCGCACTATACACAGGGATTTCCCTAAAAGCATCGGCATCAAAGTATCCTTGTATGTATTTTTGAGTCTCAGTTCCAGCATAGTAATCTATAAGCTTATAAATTTCTCTGCGCCGAGCTTGTGCGTGTTCTAACTTTAAATCCTTTATGGATTCTGCTATAATCTCTTCTACTGTAGTCATTATCTGCCTCTCATTATTAATTGATTGCGTTTAATTGGAAATTGATTGATGAAAAAATATCTCATCATATCGCAGCCATGGTCATGTCTTCCGTCTTTTAGTGGCTCTGGTTTAAGATGTTTGTTCTCAACAGCTTCAGGATAACGGTAATTCTCAAGGTCTTCAGCCAAACCCACGCATTTACTATCCAAGTGAAGGTAGCGATTGCCGTTGGCGTTTTCAATATATCCTCTAACATGACTAATCCCTGAAGCAATATTTCTTGATACTTTATCTCTTATAGACCTTACGTGTATTCCTTCTCTTCTAAATATTTCTATATCTCCCAGTCCAGACTGCCCTTGTGCCTGCATCCCAGCAGGGTCACCGTAATATTCTCTAACCCCATAAGGCTTCGCTTTTATCATCTTTATAAGTTCATCTGTTTTTATATTTTTCTCATGTATAATCTCGTCAATAACATTTATGTGCCACTCTCCATCTATTCTATGTATTTGAAACCAACCAACTGCTGGCATCCTATATCCAAAGTCAATAGAGCAGTAAGTTGGATAATTACGATTATATGGATAATCCCCAACATCTTTATTCCTATCGAACGGGTAAACCTTACCCTCAAATGATGTAAATGCAGACCCAAACTCTTGGTCAAACATTTCTTTAGACATATTTCGTTTACGCTCAACTAAGAACGCATCACTTTCACCATCTGGGAACGCATATTGATTCTCCCAAGACGGTGCTTGGTGCGATTCCCACAATTTATCTGACTTACCAAGTAAAAACATATCATAAAGCCAGTTAAAACCTTCAGGCGTTGATATAAAGATACATTTACTATCTTTTTTGTCTGCAAGTGTCGGAGATAAGTACATCTCCCATATCTTACGCTTTACCTTAGCAGCCTCATCTATTACAAGCAAATCAAGACCAGCCCCAACTAAAGAATCAGGATTGTCCGCAGACTTACCCTCAATAACACTACCCCATTTAAATCTGATGTAGCGTTCCTTTTCTGAAGCCTTCTCGATGTCATTAGATTTACCAATAACCATACGTTTCCACACTTCTCTGAACATAATATCAGCTTTGTCGTAAGATAGCCCTACTAGCCATACTCTTTTATTAGGCTGGGATGCGTAGTACGTTGCTTCCATAGCGGCTGCGGTAGATTTTCCAAACCTACGCCCGCATATCATGACAAAAAACCTTGCCTCTTCCTTCGATGGAAAGTGCAATTTGGATTGACCCTTATGAGGTTTGTACCCCATAAAGTCAAACCATTTTTCCTTAAAATTTACTAGATTATTATTAAATGTTTGCATTTATAACCTAAGGTAATATAAGTTACGCTATAGGAAACATACAAGATATTGTGTGTTTGTTTAAAAAAAAATACTATATATGGAGGACATAACCATGTCTGATAACACCGAAACCAACGCCACAGTCAGTGAGGAAGTTTCAACAGGGACTGAGGTAGATTCGCCTGATACTGAAAGTCCACTTGCTTATGAGAATAAGAAGTACAGACAAAGGGCGCAGGAAGCTGAAAAACGACTAACTGAACTTGAAAAGAAACTTGCTAGTGCAGAAGAAGCAAAGCTGAAAGAAAAAGAAGATTTTAAAGCCTTATATGAAAAGGTGTCTTCTGAGAACGAAGCGTTAGATGCTACAGCACAGAAGTGGAACAAGTATGAGGAAAATCGCAGAAACACTCTTTTGGAGGCAGCCCCTGAAGAGGAGAGAGAAAGATTGGCAGGCTTAGACCTTGACACTCTCGAATACGTAACAGATAAAATTAATAACAATCAAAAGATAAATGCTCCAGAGGTTGCTGGTAGAGGAAGAAAAGTTGAGAAGCCAAAAAATGTAGACTGGTCAAACAAAGAAAGTTTGAAAGAAAACTGGTCTAATATTATCGCTTCTTATAAAAAAAACTAATACCAGTAATACCTATAGCATTTTAGGAGAAAATAAATGCCAACAACTATAGGTTCAGCTAATCCTGTAGCCTCCCAAGCCTCAGATACTGAATTAGCAGTATTTATACCTGAGATATGGGCGCAAGCAGTAAGAGCTTCATTTAAAAAAAATCTAGTAATGACAAATGTAGGAACTGACTATTCAAGCTTAGTAACAGCAGGTGGAGACACAGTAAATATTCCATCAGTAGCAGATGTTGCAGATGCAGCGACTAAAGCTCCTCACGTTCCAGTTAATTATACAAATGCTACAGAAGATAGTCTAGCACTAGCTTTAACATCGCATAAATATGCTTCTGCAATGGTAGAAGATATGGGTGTTGTTCAGGCTAACTCAGACTTGCTTTCTATGTACGCAGATTCAATAGGCTACAAACTAGCTCTAGGATTTGAAGTAGAAGTAGAGGCAGCTCTAGCATTAACAACAGAGTGTATCAACATAGCAGGCAACACAGTTGCTAAGACTATTGATGCTTTAACTCTTGCACATATAAGTAAAGTGGTTATGGAAAATGATTGTCCTCTTAACGAGTGTACAATGATTTTAAACCCAACTCTATATGCTTCACTATTTAGGATAGATGACTTTATCCACATTTCTAAGACTGCTATGGCAGATGTTCCAAACGGTCTAGTAGGTTCAGTTATGGGAATGGATGTAGTTCTATCTAATAATATTACATCTACAAATGCTAATTCAGCAGTAGATTCTGATGATGGTGCTTTAACCAATGATAATGTTCTTGGTGGATTTGTGGTACACAATTCTGCCTTGGCATACGGTTTCAGTAAAGCTCCTTCTGTTAGTTCAGAATATGACATTGATTATATTGCACACAAGTTGGTGGGTGATTATATCGGTGGAGCTAAGTTAGTTCAAGATGCTTCTCAGACTAAGTGTTGGGGAATTGTTGAAGAAGGAACTACTTCTTGGTAGAGTAGGACTTCTTATAATTATGAGGGGGATTAATTTCCCCCTCATTAAACTTTGGAGAATTTATGAAAGATATAAAAGTGATATTTAAAGGTGGAAACGCTCCATCAGGCAAAAGGTCTGGAGCGACCTATATGATGGGAAAAGCTAGAGTAGACATGCTAAAGAAGACAGGTAAGTTTGACATGGAAATAGATATGCCAAAAGCAAAAGAAATTAAAAAACCTTCAAAGAAAAAAGCTAACAAGGAGAAGGAATGAACACAAGGTCAGAAATTAATCTAATAGATGTTACTCTAACAACAGTAGCAGCAGCAATAGCAGATAACGAAGTTATTTCACAGGCTATAGAAATTCCTTATGCAGTAGCGGAAAAGGGTGGGTCTTCTTTAATACAATCTATAGTTTTAAATTCAGATGATACTGAAACCCCAGCAATAGATTTAGTTTTTACTCAAGTTAATACAGCTATAGCAGATGCTGCTAGTGAGGCAGTCGGAAATAGCGTGGGTGACTTGGATTCTGCTGGCGCTAGTGTTTTAGGTCATGTATCTTTAACGAACTATACAAATATGGTAGATTTTGTTACAGCCACAAAAATGAACGTTGGTTTAGTTGTATCTTCAGCTATAACAACCACAAGTATATTCGTGCACGCAATTAATCGTAGTGGTGGAAATTTTACACCTACTGCTACAGATGACTTACATCTAAGGATAGGATTAATAAGAAGCTAATGCCATTACTAACAACATTAAGGTCAGGTGGAGATAAGTTTAGAGATGAATACTCTTTAGCTTTTGATGGTGGGGATGCTGAAATAGTAATAGGCGAAACAAATGATTTATCGCCATCCTCTATTACTGTTTCTGCTTGGGTGAAATTTAATGGCTCTGCTCCTGCGGAAGGCTATCCTCGAATAATAGATGCAGATGGGGACTCAAAATCATTCCACCTCAGATATGGTAAACTTAATAGTAAGTTTAGTTTCCGAGTGTCTGATGATGGTACGAATCATCAATTATGTAATACTGTTAACACATATACAGATTATAGCAAGTGGTATCATGTAGTAGGAACTTATAATCATACTACTGGAAATGTTAAAATGTATATAGATGGAGTTAATGATGGGGAAGATGATTTAACAGGTGCAGGTGCTTTAAATAATCCATCAGGAGATATAATTATTGGGGCAGAAGCAGGGGGTAATGATAATTGGTGGAGAGGAAATATCTCTGAAATAGCAGTTTACGATACAGACTTATCAGCATCACAAATTAAAACACTATACAATGGTAGAGAACCTTACAATCACAAAGAAGGTATTGCAACAAGCAATTTAATATCATGGTGGAGAATGGGTGATGGTATTTATGACCAAAAGGGCACAGAGGATGCTGATGGTGGAATAATTTGCGACATGAATGATGTTTCATTAGGCTCTGATGTATTTGGTGGTAAAGGCGATTTCTCAGATGCAAGTTACTGGATACTTGATGGTGGTTCTGCTGATACAACTATTGAGGGTGGTCTTTTGAAATGGGCTGATGATGGAGGAACTTATGCTGAATGTAAAAAACTTAGTGTCTTAACGGTAGGCAAGATGTATAGAATTGATGTTACAGTTGATAGAAATGATGGAGCAAGAATGATTCTCAATGAGGGTGACCCATATATAAGAGCAAGTGAAACACTTGGTGCGACAGGAACTTTTACTACCTACTGGAGAGCATCAAATACAGCGTTTAGATTATATAGGAATGACCCGACTTCAGATAATGTTTATGACAAGGTTGTTCATGTAAGTAATCTCGTTGTAAGGGAAGTTACAGGTGGACATCATGGGCAGATGGTAAGTCAGCATCCAGACGATTTTACAGGAGATACTCCATAATGAATTATTCTAATAGAAAATGGGTTATAGTGAATGTGTCTGATATTACGGATGAAATGATTTTAAGTTCAATTCAATATTCCAAAAATACTTTAAGGAAATCATTGGATGGTACTAAAGCTATATTGAAATGGAATGGAGATACTCCAAGCTGTTTTGATGGGATGACTACATACAACTATAGTGAGATATTGACTGAATTAAGTTCTAGTGAATGGAGTAGTGACGAATGAAAGATTTAAATAACTTAAAACATCAAATAGCAGAGCACGAAGGTTACGAGCCTAAAGTTTATAAATGCACCAATGGATATGATACTATTGGTTATGGCTTTGCAATAAAAGATTTATATATGGACAAGGAAGTCGCAGACTTAATTCTAGACCAAAAGATAAATAAGATATTAAAAAGAATTAGCGCAGATGAAGATTGGGGGGATTGGTTTTTAGAAAAACCCCAAGCTATACAAGAAGTCCTTATCAATATGATTTACCAGATAGGATTTTCTGGTGTGAAAAAATTTAGAAAAACAATACAATATATAAAAGATGACAACTTTTTAATGGCTAGCGAGGAGATGCTTGATAGTAAATGGGCAAAGTCAGACAGCCCCAATAGGGCTAAAGAGTTAAGCGAAATAGTTAAGTCGCAATAACCAGCCAAGGAGGTCTATGATAGACCAAAAAAAGTTAGTTTGTCCTAATTGCTACAGAATAGGGCTTTCAAGACAAGGCTTTAACGAGAGAGGCGTCCAGAGATACGGATGTAACGCTTGTAAGCAAAAGACAATATACCCTATATCTGATGCAGACCACGATGTAATACGAGAAAACGTAAGACTCGCCAAGCAAAAGCAGAAGGCTCAGGACAACAATAGAATCTACAATAAAGCATTTCGTGAGCACGCTCGCATAGAAAATGCTATAGAAGAGTACAATAAAGAATTAATAAAGCTTTTTGACAAAAATAGATTAAGTATAACTACGCAGAAGTTTAAGGCATCTAATAAGGCTGTAGGAGTAATTCAATTTTCAGATGTCCACTTCAATGAGTTGGTTGAATTAGAAAACAACAGATATGATTTTAGAGTTGCATCAGCTAGAACTAGATATTTCGTAAATAAAGCAAAAGAGTATTTTAGGATTTCTGGAGTAACGAATGTAGTAATGGCGCTGACTGGTGATTTAATGAATAGCGACAGAAGATTAGATGAACTCTTAAATCAAGCTACAAATAGAGCTAAGGCAACATTTCTTGGGGTGGACATACTTCAACAGGCTATAATTGATATAAGTAAAGACTTTAATGTGACGGTGGCATCAGTTGTAGGTAATGAAGGAAGAGCGAACAAGGAAATGGGTTGGAGTGACGTAGTTGCAACAGATAACTATGATTATACAATTTTTCAATGTTTACGCTATTTATTTCGCCACGAAAGTGTTAAATTCTTACATGGAGACCCATCAGAATTAGTGATAAATGTTGCCAGTCAAAACTTATTACTTTTGCATGGTCATGGTTCTCTCAGAGGCAAGTTAGATACTTCGATTAACCAGATAGTAGGCAGATACTCTCTTAAAGGCATTAAAATAGACTACGTAATCTTCGGACACGTACATAGTGCCAGAGTAGGAGATAACTTCGGAAGGTCTAGCAGTATGGTAGGGGCAAACGATTATAGCGAGAAAGCCCTTAATTTAAATGGTAGAGCAAGCCAAAATTGCTACATATTTTACAGTAATGGAAACAGAGATGGAATAAAAGTAGACTTACAGCACGTTAAAGATGAAGGCTACGATATAGATAAATCATTAGAGGCTTATAATGCAAAATCAACAGAAAAAAGAAAGAAAAAGACAACGATTTTCGAAGTTGTCGTATAAGTGGTGCAGCGATAGAACGCCACTACCAAAATTTTATAGATAATGGATATTATAGCAATATTAGAGCAGTTTGGAGTCCCAGTCGGAATGTGTATAGCATTTGGCTACTTTATATTCAAGCAGAATAAGTGGATTCAAGATGATTTGAAAAGAGATTTGGACGATGCAAACGAAAGATTTGAAAAGATAGTTATAGGACTGATTAATTCTCAGAAACAAATGCAGCTTGATATAAAAGACTCGAAAGCAAGCTATAGAGCGATAGTTGAAATTTTAGCAGCTATGAGCGGAAATGGTTTAAAGGAAAAGTTTTTAAGCAAACAAAGAGATAATTATTAAAAGGAGATTATATGTTTGATTCAGTATTAGGATTATTAGGTAATAACTCAGGATTATTAGTTGGTGGAGGTTCATCAGCTTTAGTATTATACGTTTTAAAGAAAATTCCAAATGAGCATATTTGTTCAGTGGTAGAAACAGCGTTTGAAAGCATGGGTAAAGTCATGACACTTGGTCTAGGTAAATGGAGTGTAACTAAAAAAGTATGGAACTCTACAATAGAGCCATGGTTTGTTGATTTGATTGACAACGTATTCGGTTCTATAACTAGAGGCTTCATCAAGGGGCTGAGAAGTGATAATAAAGTGGCTCGTAAATAAAATAATACCATATTTACAATTAAGTGAGGGGATGTTGAATATATATAGACGACTAGACCAGATTGAGAGAGATTCACATTCCCCTCTCTTTGAGAAAGAGCAGCTACACAAAATACACAAACGCCTAGAAGATTTAGAGATGAAATCATTTGTGGAGCAATTTCCAAAAATGAAAAACTATGAAGGTACAGATTGATGTCAAAAGTGCTGCAACTAGAAAACGAACTATCTGGCGATAAAAAGCCTATTAAGGTAGATAACAAGTCTACAGGGCTACTGGTATCAGATAGCAATGTTTTTGTTGAAAATCAGCCAACAGAGGACAATCACGTAGCAACCAAGAAGTATGTTGATGCTATACACGCAGGAACTATACTAGGCTATACAAGAATTCAAAACAATAATACTGGGAACAGTCATGCTTTAATTACAATGGATGCTACTCTAACTGTATTACAAACAGTATCAGGGACTGATGTGTCGGTGACTTTTACTGCACCACCATCAGGAAATGTAGAGATTCAAATGTTAGCATCCTTGTACGCATCATCCAAAACAATAGAACTTGCACTTTCTGATAGTTCTAGTTTTAGCGAGATAGATGAAACGCACACTTACGATGCAGGAGCTCAAAGTTCAGATGAAACAGATGTAAATATGACCTCTATTTCATTTGCATTAACTGGATTAACAGCAGGGCAATCATACACTTACTATATTGGAGGTGCTGAAACATCTTCAGGAACAGCATATTTTAGACACGGAAGATTTAGAACGACTGGTACGCACTATCCACCAATCATAGTTAAGGCAATCGCATTGCCCTCAACCATCACAACAGGAGAGTAATGAGTTTATCAGGAAAAACATTAGCAAATACTTATAAAGACATATTACAAATAGACAATTCTAATAATGGCGTTCAAGCGGCATCTAAGAAGATAAAAGATGGTCAAGGCACAGAATCGTCATTGTCAATAGGTCAAAGGGCTACAAATGTTCAGCCTACAGTAAATACAACATCTACATTTAAAGTAGAAGATGTAAGCGGTACGGATTTACTTGTAGTTGATTCAACGAATAGCAAGGTTTCTGCTCTTGGAAATTATATAAATACTCAATATGCTTATTTTGGTATAGGAAGGGCAAATGCTTTTGTTGATGATACACATCATGCTTTACCATTTGGGAATCAATATAGTTCATCTGATGCTTCGTACCCACCTGCATTTGGTACTGGAACAGACCCTGCAACTACATTTACGACCTCTGAAGGTAATGGAACTAGAGCAAGTGATATAGTATCTTGCTTATGGTATGTAACAGATGCAATATCAATAGATGCGGTTACAGGTATAGAG